ATGCGACAATTAGTTTTATCCCCCTCCCCCTGACGGCCCCCAGCAGTAAAAACAGAAAGAAGGTGATTAGTTTGGATTCCGGATTGGTTGGAACGAGAATGAAACAAAAAAGACTTGAGAAAAAAATGACGCAAGTTGACGTAGCAAGCAAAGTAGGTATCTCAAGTAGGTACTACGGGAGTATCGAGAATGGGAAAAATTCTCCCAGCCTAGAAAAACTAAGTGCTATCGCTGATGCGCTCGGGTGTGGTTTACATTATTTACTAAATGATCGAATGGACGACGTGGAAAACCGGGTCGAAATAGAGAAGGAACGTCTTGAGAATATTTTTGATAAAATTCCGCGAAATGAACTGAACCTGGTTGAAGGACTAATCATTCAAGCCGCGCGACTGAGAGTTTTGCTAGATGATAACTGGAAAGATATCATCGAAAACGGCGAGTACGAAAAGTTCAAGCAGAGTGAAAACCAGGTCGCGTATGACAGAAAAAGGCCTATTGTAGAAAATTACGATAACCGGGATAAGACCTATCAAGCCATCATCAAACAACTCACCGAATTGTTACCTCAAAATCTGAAAACAGACAAAAAAAGTAAATTGCTTGGTAGGAAGTAGAAATGCTTTTCAATCAGCATGTTGATCAATACCTTCGTAAATGGAAATCTGGTGAGTTAATCCTTAACAAAAAAAGAATACAGCTACTGCAATTAATCGAAAAAGAGATTTTACCTCGCGAAGACCTTTATTACTTTAACAATGAACAAATTGATAACTATATCGAGTTTAGTCAAGCTTGGTATTTTGAATTAGATGAATGGGAGAAATTTATCTCCGCATTCATCTTTTTGTTTTACGTCGAAGATGATGAAGTTGTGTTTGATGAGTTTGTCATAAACATGGGGCGTGGCGGTGGTAAGAATGGCTTTATTTCAACACTCGCAAATTATTTTGTCAGCTCGCTGCATGGGATTGATTACTACGATGTATCAATTGTCGCTAATAGTGAGAAACAGGCCAAACGAAGTTTCCAGGAATGTTTTCGAGTGATAAACAAAAAAGGCAACGAGGACTTGAAAGATGAGTTCGAAGCTTTTAAGAGCAGCGTAACTGGATTGGAAACCCAGTCGGTCTTCGAATACAAAACAAGTAACGCCAGCTCCCAAGATGGCGGCCGCGAAGGTACGGTAATTTATGACGAATACCACGAGATGGAAAACACAGATATAGTCGATGTGTTTTCAGGCGGTTTAGGAAAAGTTGACCACGGTCGGCAATTTTTTATTGGGACAAAAGGATTTGTGCGAGAAGGGTACTTTGATATTAAGTATCGGGAGTGTGAAGATATCCTAAACGGCCTGTCGGAATTTAAAGGAGTTTTTCCCTATATTTGCGAACTAGATGCCATCGAAGAAATGGATAATCCTGACATATGGCCGAAAGCCAACCCAGCCTTGCAGCCGCCGCTCAACAGACGCGGCAAACGACTGTTTAACGAAGTGATGAAGAAATACAAGAAGCTTGCCAATGAGCCTTCTGGCCGCTCAGCGTTTGTTACTAAACGAATGAATTTTCTTGAAGACAATATGGAAAATTCAGTTGCCACGAAAGAAGAAATGATGGCAACGAACCGACCGTTTTTTGAGTTAGATACTATACCTATAGGCTCGCTGGATTTTGGTAGTGTAAGAGACTTTGCAACCTGCGGCTTACTATTCAAAAATCGAAAAAAAGAAGAATATGCGTTTAAATCGTTTACCTACGCGATTAAACATTTTTGTGATGTTAACTACGGCTACTCGCTTAAAGAGCAGCTAGTTGGTAGCGCGAAACGCGCACCAATAAAAAAATGGGAAAAGATGGGGCTGATGAAAGTCATAGATGAGCCATCATTAAATCCTATGCACATTGTTAAATGGTTTGTTGAAGCCCGGGAAAAATACGGGGTACGGGTGATTGTCATGGATAATTACAAGGCCGATATTTTAGGTCCACTGCTAGAAAAAGAAGGATTTGAAGTAGTTAGGCTAAAAAGACCATCAAATCTGCACCCTCTGCTCGCCCCCAGGGTTGAAGATGGATTTGCAAATCACAAGTTTATATTTGGTGATAACCCACTCATGCGCTGGTTTACTAACAACGTTTATGTAAAAGAAACTCAAATTGGTAAACAGTTCCTGAAAAAAGAAGAAGTGAAGCGGAAAGTTGACGGGTTTCAAGCATTTGTTCATGCGCTTTATAAAGCAACGGAACTTGATGAACAAATTGATTATGACGAGGAATTTGACATGCTAGAAGAAATAGATTTTTAGAAAGGGTGATGGTTATGATTTACAAACCACAATATCTCAATGTAAAGCGCCGAAGCATTAAAACAATGGCCAGCAATATCTCTTACTTTAAGCGAGTGGTTAGCATCCCTCTTGGCTGGCGCAAAAAACCGCCGGAAGTTTTAAAATACAAATCCGGTCGGCGATTTGCCAGAAAGGTTAGGTGGTCCGACATCTCCCACCGATTGGGTTAAGTCGGAATATAGATAAGGGAGGTGTGAAAGTGTGGCTATGGGATTTATTTAAAAGCTCTATCCAAAAAGAAAAATCTAGCGACTGGCTGCCCGACTTAGATTATGGTGATGATATGGCCCAACGTGTGTACCTAAAGACGATGGCCAAAGATACTGTCATTAACTTTTTAGCTCGGACAATGTCAACGATGGAAATTGATATACAAAATAAAGATGCGCCGCAGTGGGAATATATCCTAAACGTTCGGCCGAATAAAGACCAGACGGCCGCCGACTTTTGGCAGTCGTTTTTTTATCGCTTGATTGACGAAAACGAAGTACTGGTAGTCAAAACAGATGATGACCAACTGTTAATTGCGGATGATTTTAATCGGACAGAATACGCCGTTTTTGATGATGTATTTGATAGTGTGACCGTAAAAAATTATACGTTTAACCGCTCGTTTAAAATGTCAGAGGTCATTTACATGACTTATAACAACGACAAATTGGAGCGTTGGACGAAGGGCTTGTTTAATGATTACGCGGAATTGTTTGGGCGGATTTTGGAAGTGTCCATGAGAAATAACCAAATTCGAGGAGCGGTGTCAATTGATGCAACTGGGACCTTAAACGACAAAGCAGACGAGTCCGGAAAGACCCGAACACAGCGGCTGCAAAATTATGTGGATAAAATCTACAACTCGTTTCGGACCAAGTCAGTGGCCATCGTGCCAAAGACAAAGGGCTTTAACTATGAGGAGTACACAAACAAAATGGGCGTCTCAAATCAATCGTTGGAAGAGCTAAACAAGCTTAAAACAACGTTGATTGATGATGTGGCCAACATGATTGGCGTGCCGACCGCTTTGATTTACGGCGAAAAAGCAGATTTAAAAGACAATCTGGACGCTTTCCGAAAATTGTGTATCAACAGCCTAATTAAAAAGGTTAAGGATGAGCTTAATGCAAAAATCTTGAATAAAAAAGAATATCTAGGCGGCGCTCGTGTTGAGATTCGCGGCGTTATGCGCCGAGATCCATTGGAGCTTGCCGAAAGCATTGACAAGTTAATTTCTTCGACTGTATTTACTGGAAACATGGTACTCCAAGAATTAGGCTATCCAAAATCTGACGATCCAGAAATGGATAAACGCTTGATGACCAAGAATTTAACGAAATTGAAGGGAGGTGAAACGAGTGACGAAACTTAAAAAAGTGCCGTATTTAGTGACTGCAGAAGCTGGAGCAGGTCAGACAATTTTGACATTGTCCGGAACTATCCAAAAACGCTATTGGTCTGATGATAAGTGCATTGATGCGGAATTGGTGCGTGATCAATTAGATGCCGTCAAAGATGACGTTGTAATCCGACTAAACTCAACTGGCGGAGATGTTTTCCAAGGAGTTGAGATTTACAACTACCTCAAAAATCACCCCTCTAAAATTACGGTGGAAGTGACGGGGACCGCAGCCAGCGCCGCAACATTTATTTGTGCGGGAGCGGACGAAATTATCATGAATACCGGGACCACATTTATGATCCATCGTGGAGCAACGTATGCCTGGGGGAACAAGCACGATATCGAGGCAACTCTCAAAATGCTAGATACGATTGATGAATCAATTATCAGTATCTATACCGAGCTGACCGGACAAAGTGCAGACCAGATCGAGTCCTGGATGGATGAGGAAAAATGGTTTACAGCTAACGAGGCTGTTGAGTATGGATTTGCAACAGAAGTTAAAAGCAAAGCTGTGGCCCCTGAACCAGAAGCAAAGCTAAATGACCAAATCAAAATGAGGGTCAATGAAGCTTTGGCAGCAATGGGGCTTAATACAGAGTCAATATCAGCCCAAGTGATGACACCAAAATCAGAACAAGAAACACCAAAACAAAAATCGCTTTTAAATAAGCTTAGAAAAGGAGAGTAACAAAATGACAATGATCTTAAACAATAAAGTGCCAGAAACGTTAGCAGCTTTTCGTGCGGCAACCACCTCAGAAGATGCAACGCCTGATCAAATTTCCGCTGCAATGGAGGACTATGTAACTGCTATCGCCGAACAAGCGGGCGCGCAAGTACGGGCAGAATATGAGGAACTTAAAAATGTAACAGACAACAGCGTATTGCAAGCGCGGGGAATTCCTACCCTGACGGCTGAGGAAACCAGATTTTATAACGAAGTGCAAAAGGCCGGCGGGTTTGATGATAAGTTGGTTTGGCCACAAACAATTTTTGAGCGAGTCTTTGAGGATCTCCAAAAAGATCACCCAATTTTGCGCTTAGTTAAATTTTCAACGACTGTTGGTTTAACCAAAGTTATCCGTTCCCGCCGAACAGGTGTAGCCGTGTTTGGTCCGCTGCACAAGGATGTGGAAGGCCAGCTGGATGCAAAATTTGGTGCAACTGAGTACACTCAATTAGCCTTAACTGCATTCTTTTTAATCTCTAAAGACACCCTGACCTTGGGACCACGCTGGATTAATCGCTATGTACGCTTGTGCCTATCCGAAGCGGTAAAAGACATTTGGGCTGAAAAAATCATTACGGGTGACGGGAACAACGAACCAATCGGTTTGTTAAAAGATTTAGATGGCGCTGTTGTTGGTGGTGTGTACCCAGACAAAGCCTCTGCGGGAACTTTGACCTTTAAAGATGCGCCGACAATGGTAACAGAGATGGCCGGTGTGCTGAAGAAAATGTCTAAGTACAAACGGTCCATTGGAGACGACGACGCGAATCCGGATGAAATGTACCGTAAAGTTCGTGGAAAAATCAGCTTGTTGATTAACCCTGCCAACTACTATGATGTGGTTGCTCGTGTAACGACTCAAAACGCTAACGGGGTATTTGTGACCAACTTGCCATTTATCTCTGAGGATAAAATTGTGGAATCTGAAGATGTGCCAGTTGATAAGTTAATCGTGTTTGTTGATGGCGAGTATGAAGCAACTCAGTCGCAACCTGAAAAAGTTTACGAATATCGCGAAACTTTTGCAATGAAGCGTGCGGTGCTTTATGCAATCGATATGTTGGGCAACGGTCAACCAGTTGATAACTTCGCTGCGCAAATCTACGACTTGGGTATTCCGGCAGTTGGCGGAACAAAAACACCCTAAGACAGCCTCAATTCAAGGGGCTAATTTAGAGTTGCCGACCGCTACCTGGACTGTAAAGCAGCTTAAGGTTTGGCTTGATGAAAAGGGCATTGCCTACGAATCTAACGAGCTTAAAGCGGACCTTTTGCGAAAGGCGGGTGTAGTTGATGGCGAAAGCGGAAATTGACGAATCACTTTTAAGCGATTTTAAGACCCGTATGAAGATTTTTCATAGTTCCGAGGATAATTACATTAAAAGTATCTTAGGAGCTTCTACGGGCGAAATTTGGGGCCTCTGTGGCGAATTTGGTTTAGATGATTATCCGCGAGGGCGAGAATTAATTTTTGAACGTGCACGATATGCGTATAACGATCAGTTGGAATTCTTTTACCCAAATTTCCAAGAGTCCATCTTAAATATCAGCCTGGAACTAAGCGCAGGTGATGAAGATGGCGATTGACCCAAATTACAAACGACTAAAGACTGGTGCTGGTGAACTCCGTACGCCAGTCTTTTTTTATGAGTACGCGCCGAGCGAAGGGCCTGAACCTGGAGAAGATGAGCTAAAACTCTTACATCGGTCTATGGCGGAAGTGTATAACCCGTCCATGAAAGATTGGGAACTGCTCAACACAAAAAACACCAAGCGAGCGGTCACGATTAATATCCGTGATCCACTAACGGATTACCAGCCAACCAACAAACATGTGGTTGAGTTAGACGACATCCATTTTAGGGGTATCCGCTGGAACGTGATTGATGTGCAACCTAGCCCGCGAGATAGTCGCTTAATCAAGATTATCTTAGGGGTGACGTCATGAGTCGAGTTACAGGCACTGATGAGATTTTACGAAATATCGAGTCCAAACTTGGGACAGCCCGTGCCAATCGAATTGTAAATAAAGCATTACGAGACACCGGCGACGAGATTGTGCTAATTACTCGCGAAGCAGTTGCTTATTACCGCGACACTGGTGCGACTTATGACGAGGTTGTCCGCGGCAATGTAAAAGGCGCAGGCTACGGCATTAAGTCGATTGATGTTGGCTGGCGCGGCGATCTGTCCCGTTGGCGATTAGTCCATCTTAACGAGTTTGGTTATACGCGATTCGGTAAGTACGTCCGGCCTCAAGGCATGGGCGCTATCCAAAAAGCGGCGGACAAGTCCAAAACAGTAGCATGGGAAAATATGCGTAAAGGATTGGAGGAACTAGTCAAATGACAAAAGATTTGTTAGACGAGGTCTATCAGATTATCACAAGTAGTGAGGACGTTATGAGGTTTGTAGATAAAAAGCAAATCAAATACTACGAAGTGTCTGAAAACCTTGATAAATCAATTCCGTTTGTGGTTATTGATCCACTAGGGCCTCCAGACGCTGCGGCATATGCCTCCAACAAAGAACTGGCTCAACGGGTGATTTATCAAATCAATGTCGAGGGACCTATCCGCAAAGATGTAAAACGAATCCAACAGATGATAAAAGCAGCATTAGCCAAACAGGATATTCGGCAAATTGTTGGAGGACTAGATGAGTATTTTGACAAAACGAAAAGGTTTGTTGATGCACGGCGGTATAGCGTGCAAACAAAACTTTATGATTCTGGCTATTAAGCCAAAAGGAGGAAAACAAAAATGGCAGTGACTTATGGCTTTGAAAAAATGACAATCTTACGATTGGATAACAGTCTTAAAAAGGCTACAGACGCAACACAAATTGAAATCAAAGGTGAATCCGAAAAAGGTGCAACGGCATCTTTTGATTTAACTGGGTTGCGCAAGGATCCTCAAAAAGTGTTCGGGTCCAACGTGGCCTACTTTTTAGCGCGTAAAGGGTTTGGGGCAGTAGCCGCGAACTTTGGTATTTTAGACGTACCGTATGTGTTAGACCATGAGATGGCTGGCCACAAAAAAACAACTGGCGGCGTACATTTGTTGGGTGAAGATACGGAGCCGCCTTACTACGCGGTTTTAGTAGAGTCCGAAGATTATTCTACCGGGGAGCCTATTGGCTTTGGTATTTTTGCTGGCACGTTTGCCCGAGAAGCGTACAACGCAGCGACGATTACCGACGAGGACTTTACCCCAGCGCCGGATGATTATGTTTGCACACCAATCGCTAAAACAATTGTGGGTGTGGATAAACCACAAATTATTGGTTTTGCTTATGGTGATGCTGAGCTAACTGAGCTTAAAAATCTACTTTGGGGTACTACCACACCTTAAAAAACACTATTTTGGACAGTCTTTGAAGGCTGTCCTTTTTTGTTATGACTTAAACACAGGAGGTCACCATGGAAAAACTAGTAAAAATGAGTTTACGCCAAAAAAACGGCGAATTTAAAGAATATATGTTTGATTACGTGCCGTTATCAAAGCGACACGAATATATCAAAAAGGAACGCGATCTGTCGGAACGAAAAGATGAGCAAGGTAATTTTTTGCCGCCTAGTAGCGACGAATACGAGCTAATGCAAATTGATTTTGTGGCCAGCTTGTTTAACGACAAAACTCTTACCCGCAAGGCTATCTTGGAGGGGTTAGATACCACTGACAGCAAACTCGTTCAAGAGATTATTCGCTATCGTGTTCTGGGTTTTTCCGAAACCGAGGACGCGGAAAGAAAAAAAGCGGTCGTGGACAAAATCTTACTTGGTCAGAATTCTACGACCTCAATCTAGATTTTGTTCGTGAGGCTATCAAAAATATTTCGGGCATGACTATTCGAGATTTAATGTTGACCGATTGCATGGACGTTGATGAGATTTTGTTACAGTCCTCAGGCAAAAAAGCTAAAAAGAGAAAGGATATCCGACCACTAGCCGAGCTAGGAAAAGATTTGAGAGGGGAATGATCGTATGGCAGGCGGAACACCTTTAGGTAATATGCGGATTGAGCTGGAACTTGATGACGCCAAATTTGGCAGGGGCGTCGAGAATTCTAAAAAGCAAATCCAATATTTAAGTAAAGAAATGCAAGCCAATCTAAAGATTTTGGATATGGCTGGCGATACACAAGGCAAGCTTGGCACTAAATTTGACTCCCTATCAAAAATTATCCAAGCCCAAGAAAAACAGGTTAACTCATTAAAAAAAGCATACGACGAGTCGCTAGTTGACGGCAAACCTACAGAGTCAACAATGCGTCTGGCCAATCAGTTGCAAGATGCAAATGGCAAGTTGGCTGCTTATCGCCAGCAACTAATTAATACCGCTGGGGCACTGGCGGAATATCAAGTTAAAAACGAAGGCTTGACCGGCGCAATCTATAAAAACTCCGAGCGTTTAATTAAAGCCGGAGACGAGATGTCAAATATTGGCGGCAAGCTGACAACTGGTTTGACCTTGCCAATCGCAGGAGCTGCTATCGCTGTCGGTAAAGCAGCGATAGATTGGGAATCAGCCTTCGCTGGGGTCAAAAAAACAAACGATGAGGTTACAGACTCAAACGGCAAAGTCGTTTATAGCTATAAAGATTTAGAGGATGAGTTGCGCTCGTTAGTAAAGGAGTTGCCATCGTCACACACTGAGATTGCCGCAGTGGCGGAAGCGGCTGGGCAACTGGGTATCCAAACAGAAAATGTCAAAGAATTTACGAAGACAATGATTGATTTGGGCGAGTCAACGAACATGAGCGCCGAAACGGCCGCTACCGAGTTGGCTCGTTTTGCTAATATCACCAAAATGTCTCAGAGTGAGTTTAGTAATTTAGGGTCAGCAATCGTTGATCTCGGGAATAATTACGCAACTACGGAATCGGAAATCTCGGCAATGTCATTAAGACTTGCCGCCGCTGGCTCTCAAATTGGTATGAGCAAAGGGGATATTTTAGGTTTTGCAGCAGCTTTGAGCTCGGTCGGTATCGAGGCAGAAGCGGGCGGGAGCGCCT